CTGGACAAGCTTTCATGAACGAATTACAAAAGCAAATCAAGGAGCTTCGCCTTGGCTAGAAATCTACAACTCACATCAAAGGTAACCATTGCATCTAGCGGAACCGTTTCAAGTTCATTGACGCTCGAAGGCGGTCGGACGGTGTTTGCGCTCAGAACGCCAACAGCGTTGACAGGCACTACGTTTACCTTTCAAGCTTCCGACGACGCAAACAACTTCTACGCACTTTACAACGGATCGACCGAGTACAGTGTTACAGTTGCGGCATCGCGGTTCGTGGCACTCAATACCGATGTTATGGCCGGTGTTCGATACCTGAAGGTGGTCAGCAATTCGGCTGAGGCTGCATCTCGGGACATCATCGTAATCAACGGGGAGCTGTAATGTCGGCGATCGGCGAAGCATTACGAACGAAGCTACTGAGTTACAACGCGGTATCAACGCTTGTTGGTCAGCGCATGTATCCCGATGCACTCGTCCAAAATGCTCAACTGCCTGCCATTGTTTATTATGTGACATCGACCGAACGAGATCACGCCATTGACGGTGTAACCAAGTCGGCTCATGCCCGAGTGACCTTTGATTGCTACGCAACCACTCGGCGGGTCGCAAGTTCAATAAGCAAAGCGATTCGCGAAACAGGAATAGATTCATTTCGCGGGACTGTTGACGGTTACTCATTTGCAGGAATCGATTTTGACAGTGCCGACGAATACCTAAACGACACTCCAACCGATGGAAACCAAGAGCATCGGTATTTGGTTAGCTTCGACCTCTTGGTGCACTATGGGGAGCCATAAAGATGCCTGCATTGACTGTACCGACTACTGGACTTGGAGCGACCATTTCCGGGACTGGCTTGATTACTACCAAGCTAAAACGAATTGGCGAAATGACCATCGGGGTCGATCAACTCGATATTACCGACCTGGGAGCCGGTGGTTTTGAATTGCTTCGCCCTTCGGATCTTCGCAAGAATCCCGAAGTTGAAGTGGAATTCTATTGGCTCGGATCTACGATCCCTTTTACCACAGCGATGATTCCATCGTCTGAACCTTACGCGGGGATTTCGGTCACGATCACCTTGCCCGGTGCTGGATCGTTCCAAGGGACTGCGTTTGTTAAGTCGGTCAAAACGCCGACGCTCGAAAAAGGCACTATCATGACAGGAAGCTACACGCTCCAGTTTGACGGTGCAACCGACATTACTTTCACGGCTGCTTAATAGGAGCGAGCATGTTTACTTTGGTTAGGCAACAAGGATATTCGGTTGACGGTCGGCTCAAAGACCTCAACCAATTTCAGATCGGCGTTAATGGTGTTTTGGTGGGCTATCTGCCTTTCGGCAAGGTGGCACAGATTCAAGCTTTGTTCCAGTTTCCGCATGATGCGTTGAGCGACGACGAACTAGCATCGATCGCATTGCAAGCCGAACAGGTTCAAGGCCATCCGGTTGAAGTGCAACGGCCAGAACAGCACTCTCGCAAGTTCTACGAGGATGCACTTGAAGCAATCCGCAAGGAGGAATCGGAAGATGAGTAACATCGAAGATGAATTCTTTGCTTTGGTCGAAAGGCCATTGAATACCAAGCCAGTGCTAGTCAACGGCAAGGAATATGTTTTGCACGAACTGTCCGAAGGCGATGCGGCTGAAATGGAAGTCGCTATGCAATCCGGCGGGAAGTACGAGTGGTCTAGGCATCGTCGAGTTCTAGTTTCGTATTGCCTGCATGACATCGAAGGAAACCGCGTCATTAGCGATCCCGAAAGGCTCAAGAGCGTGCCAAATCAGATCGTCGGCAAGCTTTATGAGGATTGTCTTGCGTTGTCCAAGTACGATGCCAAAGAGATCGAGGACTTGGTAAAAAAATCCGATCCAGCCCAAGGCTAAAGGTTGCCTTTCGGCTGGCGTTGGCTTTCGGCATTGCGGATCCGCTTCGGTGGGTTCGCTCGATGCCTGCGGGACAGCTTAATCAGTGGGTCGCTTGGGACAAGGTGGAGCCAATGGGCGAGCAATGGTTACAGACAGCGACCTTGGCACACGCAACGCACTTGGATCTATTCGTTCGAGCCGGCAAGGATTGTCCAGAGATCGAGGAGTTCATGCCTGCTAGGTACGCTCGAAAAAAAGTCAGCCTAAAGTCAATCTTGATGGATGGCATGGATACCGCAAAAGAAATGGCCGGACAAGTTAAGGCAATGTTTGGTTTTGGAGGTAAGTAAGCGATGGCTCAAACGATCAACATTGCAAACATCAAGATTGGTATGGATGTTGACGAACTCAAGAAAGGAGGCATGTTTACGCGCGGTGAGTTGGCATCGATTACAAGGCTTGCCAAGGAATCAATCGATCCTTTTGATCGATATGCAACCGAGATGGAGAAACTTCAGCGAGCCTACAATGCAGGCGGCTTAAGTGCTGAACGGTTCGCTGCAATCCAAGACACTCTTTCCAAAAAGCTTGGTGTATCAATTCCGGTTCAGAACGTCGCGACATATTCGCAAGCGATCGAGCAACTACGCATCAAGGTTGCAAACGGGTCGATGACGACCGACGAATTCAAACGAGTGCAAGCAAACTTGCAGGCTCAACTAGGGCAGACGACTAGAGCCGTCAACGAGCAAAAGACTGCAATCAGTAACCAGCAATCCGCAATCAGTTCAATCAAGAACCTAGCGATGACTTACGCTGGTCTAAGTGCTGCGGTTTCGGCGGTCAAAACATCGGTCAAGCTTGCTGCTGAAATGGAGCAAACCAAGGTAGCCTTCGGAGTCATGACAGGTTCAGCGGCTCAAGCGACCAAGCTACTCAATGACTTCAAAGCACTCGACATTGAAAGCCCGATTAACTTTGCGGACTTCTCAAGAGCCGGGAAAACAATGCTTCAATTCGGCGTTCAAGCCGATGCACTGCGCCCAACACTTAGCAGGCTCGCTGCGATCTCTTTAGGCAATGCCGAACAGTTTCAATCGCTTGCATTGGCTTTTGGTCAAGTGCAAGCCAACGGTCGGCTAATGGGTCAAGAAGTCTTGCAGATGGTTAACGCTGGTTTCAACCCGTTGCAGGAAATCAGCCGAACGACCGGCGTTAGCATGATCGAGCTAAAGAAGCGAATGGAGGACGGTGCGATTAGTGCTCAAATGGTGGCAAAAGCATTTGAGACAGCGACAAGCGAAGGCGGTCGATTCTACGGCATGAATCAACAACTTGAAGGCACGATGTCGGGTCAGTTTGCAAAGCTTGAGTCCGAAATTAAATCGGCATCGATCGCGCTAGGTACGGCGTTGATACCGCTCGTTCAACAGCTAACCGGATTACTCAAGGATGTTGCATCAAGTGCGACTTCCGACGAAAAAACAGTCGGCGGTTACTTTATGTTCCTGACTGAAAAAGCATCGACTGGATTTGCGGCGATGACAAGCGGACTGCGAAATATGACAGCCGAGACGATGCTTTCTAGCATTAGTGTTACGGGTATGGTAAGCAATCTGCTTTCTGGCCGTCGAGGTGCGTTGGATGACTTTTTAGATTCGCTCGACGATCAGGAGGAAGCAGAACTTGACGCAGCAGCAGCATCGATCAGAGCCGAAGCGATGAAAGCAGAAGCAAAGACCAAAGCCAATGCGGAAGCAATCGCAATGGCGGAAGCAGCGGCGAAGCGTGCTAGCGACGAAAAGGCTCGACTGTCAGAGCTTGAGAAGTCTACATCGCTCTACAAAGATACCGGCAAAGCTATGTGGGATCTTCGCGAAGAATTTGACAAGCTAACGCTAGGCGAACAGGCAGCACTTGAGGCGAAACAAAAACGAGCCGGATGGATGGATCAAGACATCGAGCGGTACATGCTGTTTAAGAATCGCGTTGATGAGGCTCGCAAGGCTCAAGAATTGGAAGCGGACGCAGCGAAGCTTAAAGAGGAAATGACAAGCCCTCAAGAGAAGCTTCAAAAGGAACTGCAACGATTGGAAGCAATGAAGGCACTCGGGCCGGATAAAGGCATCAATCAGCAACAGTTCGACGCTCTTTCAATGCGAGCGGCTGAAAGATTCCAATCGAAGGAGGATATCGCTAAAGATATCGCTCCTGCGCTCAAGGCAGGCACCAAAGAAGCGTTTCAGTTCGTCCAGCGTGAAAACCTTCAGGCCAAAGAGAAAGCAGAGCAAAAGAAGATGCAAGAGCAATTGCTTGCTGAGGCTAAAAAGGCAAACGAACTTGCTGCGAACGCTCCGTCAGTGCGATTTGCGAGGTAACACATGGCAAATGAATTAGTTGGTGCAGAGCTTCGCAAAGGATCCGGTTTTTGTCGCAAGGGCCAAGGGTTTCAACTGATCTTTGGTGAGACTTGGAACTACCGGGTAAAGACCGATCAGGTTACAAGCAACCGCTTTGATGTGCTTTACAACACTCCTGGACTGCCTCGAGCCGGATTGCTTTACGGTCAATTAAATCTTGTTTGCGATGAGGTTTCATGCGAGCGAGAAGAAAAACACGCCTTGTATTGGAACGTGACGGCTCGATTCCAAACAGGCTCGGAAGAACAAAAGCAGAACCAAGAGCAAAATCCAGATCCTGCAACATGGATACCAGTCTTTCGGATCGATTCGTTTACCACCAAAGAAAAGATCCTCAGTAAGGATCGCAGCAACCCGGCTAAATACCCGGTCAACAGTGCCAAGACTCCCTTCGATACGCCACTGACGCAAACTAGCTCGCTCTGCCAATTCTCGTTCGTTCAGTTCGAAGATGCCGGGCAAAAGCTAAAAGATTTCTTGGATCGAAACGACACGGTTAATCAATCAAGTTTCGACGCTATCGGCCAGGTCTTCGCGGCTCGGACGTTGTTGCTAGAAGTGCAAGAGGCGGAATTAGGTTCCTACGCTGGCTACTCTGCGTGGCGGGTCAAGTACAAGGTAACCTACGATCCCGACACACATGACGAGGTGCGAGCCGACATTGGGCCATTTTATCTCGACGGTGGCAACCGCAAGCGATACATGGACGACACAAATACATTCCCGATGGTGGGGCCATTGAACGGATCAGGGGCCAAAGCGACTGACCCGGCTGAATTGTCGTTTCGGGTCAAGAAAGAAATCAACTTCTCATCGTTTATCAGGACATCCTAGAATGGCCAACGAAACGCTTTACGCTTTCAACGAGTCAGACAGCCAAGCTTTGCTTCAAAGCATCGGAGCGAAGGCCTCAGGCGGTCAGAATGGAAACGATCACGTTTCAACGGCGGATACTATTCTGGCCTTCGCGACTAGCAACCTAACTGCAAGGGTCGGCAATACGCTCGGGACAGGAACAGCTAAGGCCAAACAGATTTCATCGACAGCGGTGCTAAGTGATCTTTTCGATATCAACGTGGTAAATCCTGCGGCATCGGTCATTGTCAGCGGCTCTGTGCTGATCTGTTTTCGTGTTGGGCCTCGCTGGGTCGCTGTGGAGATTTGCTAGATGAGTTGCTTCGGTAAGTGTGGTTGCGGTTGCTGTCTTGATCTTGAGGACATGCCATACACTTCTGTCTCGTTGATTTCCCCTGTCGAAGATTGTGGAGGTGGTGGAGGTAATCCTGGTGGCGGTGTTGGTGCTGGAGTTGGCGAAGGTGAAGGCGATCCAGAGCCACCATCGGCTAGTTTTTCGCAAGGTACTTGCTGCTTTATTGCCGACTTCAATTTGTCATGCCAACCATACGCTGAGCATTGCGGTCTATGGGCATCGCAGCACATTGAGTACGGATACGCAATCGACACTTACAAGCCACTAGCAAGCTACCGCGAAACCTCTGGGGCTCACGAATGCTCTTGCATCAAGGTTCAAACGGAACGCTTCGACGTTGACCGAACAGACAAAATTTACTGGGTTGGTCGGAATAAGCTTGTAGGGCT